GGTGTCGTCGTCGTTGGCGATGAAGAGTTTGGCGATTCGTAGTTTTTCTGCTGCGCTGGCTGATTCGAGGAGGCCGAGGGTGGTTGAGGCGGTTTGGTTGGTTTGGCAGGCGACCCAGAATGATTGTTCGCCGGTGAGGGTTTCTGTGGTGGCGACGATGACGTAGGCGGTGACGTGGGCTTGTGCTTGTGCTTCGATGTAGTCGGATATTGGGTCAGTCATCGTCTTCTATTCCTCTGTCTCCGCACCAGGGGTGGGGGTGTGGGTTGCATGGGCAGGGTTGGCGTTGTCCGTTACTCATCGGAGAGTTCAGCGTAGTTGGCGTGGCTCATGGTGAGGAGTCGGCCGTCTTGGGTGATGGCGATCCAGGTTGGTGCGTCTGGGTCGCATCGGCAGCCTTCGAGTTGTCGAGGGTTGTGTTTGACGAGGTGTTGGCATTTCAAGCAGACGGCTGCGTGGGTCACAGGTTGTCCCTCCGTTCCTGTTCTTCAATCAACATCTGCAAGGTGCCGAGGTATCCGGCTGCGTCGATCAAGTTGTCTTCCTTGTGGAGGTTGCATTCACGGCTGATCTTGACACCGACCATGCAGAGGGCGACCTGTTCTGCGGTGATGGGGATGCCGATGATGGCTGTCCAGATTTGGGCGGTGCGACTGAAGTCATCGAGCGGATGACCGTAGTCATCTTGGCGTTGGCCGTTGATAAGGAAGTCTGCTTCTTCGAGGATGTTCATGTCAGGACGCCAGGATGATGAGGACGATTGCTAGTCCAAATACGAATGCTGCGGCTACTTCGACTCTCACAGTTCACCCCCGGTGGCGATGAGGACTTGGAGGCGTGAGATGTCGGACTTGAGCTGGGTCAGCATCGTCTTGGTTTCCTCCAACTGTGCGACTGCGCTGAGGAGGGCTTGGCTGAGCTGGTCGCGCTCGGCGGTGACTCGTTCGAGTGCGGTCGAGAGTTCGCTGATGCGTAACTGGTTCTCCACGTTGAGTTGGTGGAGCATTTCGGGGTCGTATGTCATTTCTTGGTTCTCCTTTGTAGTTCTGTTTCCAATGCTTTGAGGGTCTTGAAGAATGTGTCTTGTTCAGACTGTCCTACGACGAGTCTTTGCAGGAACTTGATGGTGTTCCTTAGGTCGTTGATCGTCACTTCGTCTCCTGAATGTTGGGGGTGTAACAGGCAGGTGGCGCATCGGGGGGATGGGGAGGTGCCACCTGCCTGTCACGATTTCACCACAGTTCGACGGATGCGTCCTGTGGCTTGGGTGCCTCGACCTTAGCCTTGTACAGCTTCGGTGCGTTGAATCCCTTCTTCTTTTCGCCGTCACCGGAATACTTGACGGTGAGGTTGGCTCCAATCATGGTGGACAGTCCAGCGGCCTGGGCTGCTTCACGGATGGCCTTCACCATGTTGCCTCGCGCCCAGATGTTGCCGAACTCGCCGTTGTTTTCGACGGTGAACACGAACACGAATCGGGTGTCCCCGTTCGGCCAGGTTTTGACGTTGCCGTCTGGGTCACGGTCTTCAAGTTTCTTCACTTCAACGACACGCCCTGTGTGGGTATCGTTGACGTTCTCGAACTTGAGGGCAGGATATTTGCTGCCGCCTTCGCTCATGAATACGTCGGTCATTGCATGCCTCCTTCAGAGGTTTTAGGGATGATTTGGAACTTGCTGGTTTGCGGGTCATACGACAGGTCGTAGGAGTTCACGCTCAACATGAAACACGCTTCAGCGAACCGTGCCGCCTGGTTTGCGTTCATGTTGGCGAGGCCGTCTGCGACCTTGCCGTATGTGAGTCCTGATGCGAACCCCGCAAGGTCACGAATCAGGTCGGTGTCGAATTGGTTTGAGGTGATGAGCCAGTAGATACCTCTGGCGATCTCGAACCTTCGACGCGAGTTGATTTCCGAACCGAACCCGCAGCCGCCCTGCTCCGCATATTGGAGAGCCGAGTGGAAGTGGGCACGGTTTCGGTTCTGGAGTGTGGCGATGAGTGACTTGAGTGTGTCCACCGAGGCGATGTCTTCTGGGTTCTGATCCATCATGTCGCCCTCGAATTCGTCGATGACGGTCATGGCTTTGCCTCCTTGACGATGTTGACGAGTGTCGCCATGCGAACCGTAGCGGCATCCATGAACGATTCCCAATCCATCTCACGCAACATGGCGAAGTCCATTTCAAGTTCATCGATGACGACGGACATGAAGTTCTTGTTGTTCGGGTCGCCTTGTGAGACGGCATTGATGCGCCGGATGCGTTGGATTGCGTCGTCTGCGCTGATCCCGTATCCGAACGGATGCGTGGGAAGTGCTGGTTGTTCAGCCATTGGTGGCCTCGCTCATCGCATCCTCGAACGTGTCGCTCGCACGACGCTTCGCCTTAGGGAGGGTTGGGTCGGTTTCGCCGAATGGGTGGTCGATTTCGGCTTCGACTTGTTCGACGATTTTGACGATGCGGGTGAGTGCGTCGTTGTCGGCGTCGGCGATGCGTGGTGTGTCTTGTGGCCAGTACAGCTTGACGGTGGCTTGGGCATCGTTGGGGAGTGCTTTGATGCGGTTGGTGAGCCAGGTGCGTCGGGCGGTGATGTCGGCCTGCGGAATCGGACTTTCCGCAGGCTCGACAACCCTCCGCTTCTCTTCGGAGAACTTGTAGGGCTTGAACAGGTCTTTGCGTTTACGCCAGTTGCGTACAGCGAGCGACTGGTGGAGTGCTTCGAGTCCTGCTTCGATGTTGACTTCGTAGAAGTCGCAGCGTCCTTCGCCTGCTGGGAGGTGGCAGATGATGCCTTTCGTCTTGTTGATCTCAGGCATCGGGGTTCGTGTGCCGGTCTTCCAGTCGTACACCCATTGGGCGTTCGCATAGGCGGCGAGCTGGATGCTGATTTCGCCGTGCGCGTAATCGAGCGAGGTGCCTGTCTTGAGGTCGAAGATGACGAGTTCTCCGCTCATGGTTTTGACGATGCGGTCGGCGGTACCGGCGTATTCCAGATCATCGTGGATGAGGAGGACTTCGATGAAGTCGGACAGCATCTCAATCCCGTAGGCCTGTGTAGCGATGCGATACGTCTCGATGTCCTCCTGTAAGCCTGGGAGGATTTGTGGCTTCAGGCCGAGGTCGATCTGCTGGGTGATGGCGTGGAGTGCGGTGCCGAGGTTCGCTCGACTGTACGCACCGGCAGCGTCGATGCATTCGTTGGCGATGCGGTTGAGTTTGTCGCGGTCGCTGATCGCCGTCGATGCTTGTGCGAGCAGGTCGGGGCGTTGTACGACTCCGGTCAAGGCCATGCGTACTTTCCAGTCGGCGAGCGATGCGGTGTCGCTCAATGTCTTGGCGATGGTGGTGACTCGGGTGTAGCCGACGGTCTTGCCGTCTGGTCGCTCGATCTTGTATCTGCCCCATCGGTCTTTTGGGGCTTCTTCGATGTTGAAGTCGTCGGTTGTCATGTTTCGCAGGCCTCCTTATGGCTTGGGAATCTTGGGACTAGGAACCTTACTCGCTTTTCAGCGCATGTCAATCATTCCTCTTCGGTGTATCAGGGTTGTCGCCGAAGTCAATAGCGGCAAGCAGAGTCGCCCATACCCAAGCAGGCATGATTGCGTACCATTCATCGACATCCATTGAGCCTCGACGCTTCACGATCAGGGTGCCAGTCCAAGCATCAGCGTTCTCCATCTCCACACGCAGCTCCTCCAGCCAGCCTGGAATGTCGAACTGTTTCTGGTTCTTGACTTCGATGCAGACTCCTGGGACGCCTTCGATGTCGCCTCGGTCGTCTTGCCATCCGGCACGGGAACGCTCAGCATTCACCCAACCCCACTCTTTCAACCATTTGGCGACAGCGAGTTCAGCTGCGGAACCCTTGCGTTTCTGAGGGGATGTCATTTGATGCTCCTTGCTTGAACGTAGCGTTGACGTTCCATCGTAGTCAGACCACCCCAGATGCCATGCTCGTCACCTGCTATCGCATAGTCAAGGCAGGTTTGTCTGACTGGGCAGTATTGGCAGAGTTGTTTGGCTTCGATGATGTCGTCTCTGCGGTCGGAGAAGAAGAGGTGATGCCGACCGTGACATTCCGCGAGGTCATGCCATGCGGGTTTGTTCGGTCTGAATACCTGATCGCCTTCCGACCACAGATCAACGATGTGGACGTTCATCGGGCGGTTGGGTGGCGACGCTTCGCAGCCTTCAACTCGCGTCGAAGTTGATACTGCTCACGTCGCTTCTGTTCTCGTGCTGGTGCGCTGATCCAGATGTGTGCGAACACGACCGCGACGAGGTTCATGAGGCCGAATAGCACCCAGTCGAACTCGGTTTTTACTTGGTCTGGGATGTCTTCTGCTGGTGGGAGTATTGCCCAGCCCCACAGTAGAACTACTGCGGCTCCGAGCATGATGAGCTTGTTACGGTTTGGGTTTTCCATGTTGCCCTCCTTACGGGTTGTCTTCGACCTTAGGGCATACCTGTCCACAAGTGGTGGATGGTCACAAACTCCAATGCCTCAAACCACCGTTCTCATAGAGATATTTGGCGACAGCCAGGTTGCAGCGAGGGTCGAAGAGGACGTTCATCTTCCCGTATGGGGTGCCACAGATGGTGGCGGTGACGGTCTTCCAACTGGAATTATTTTGGACGAGTCCATAGTCCTGTGTGCCGTTCCGGTTCAGGGTCTTGTTGTGTGCCTTCGGATTGCAGCGGGATTCACGCCATGCGATGTAGGAGAATGCTTCGACAGGGAGGCCGTATTCGGCGATGAGCGGTTCCCATTGTGGGCAACGCTTCGTTTCGTCTGCCGGAACCCCTTTCGGGAGGGGTGGTTGGGTGGGGCTAGAAGGCTCTCTGAGGCCTCTAGGAACGCCTGTGAGGGGCGCAAGGTCTTGGGGTGGGGTGTTGTTGGGGGTTTGGGCGTAGGCGATGCCTGTGCCGAGGGTGAGTAGGGCTATGAGGCTTGCAGTCAGTTGGCGCAAGTTGTGTCCTTCCTGTTGTCCGATAATGACGCACACCCCAAGGAGGGGAGGGTGTGCGGGCGATCCAAAACCCAAGATAGGCGGGTCGATCAGCCACCCTGAATCTTAGTGGGTGGCTGTCTGCCCGTACTCGGATTTGTAATACAAGGCGATGGCGTTCTTGACGATCTCAGCGACCGAACATTCGTGTTGCTGGGCTTCAACCCTGAGCGCATCAAGCGTCTCCTGTGGGAGACGGATGGTGAGCGTTGGGTATTTGGCCTCCATGCCTTTGACCCTAGCCGTCATGTAAGACAGACGCAACTATTTGATGAAGTTCTCTAACCCAAGCCCAGAAAGGACGGTGACGTTTCGTACCATCTGAACAGGGATATGGAACCCGTGAATCCCATCCCCATCAGCAATCGATTGCCAGACGGTGACATGGCCTTCCTTAGCCCCCTCATCCCCCACAGGGATCAGGAACCCGACCGTCGAAACGATCACCTCACCGTCATCCTTGTATTCGTCCAAGTCAATCCAGCCACCTTCGGAGCAATGGGCGTCAGCCCACTCCACAAGGACGACGCTGTAGGGGACTAGTCGAGCCATACGACGTACTCCGCAGCAACACGACCCTTCACAGGGTCAACGAAGTGGAGGCGTTGGGATGGTTGGCCGATAGCTGCGATGAACGCTCGGGCGTATTCGTTGTGGGATTCGGGTGAGCCGGTGACGAAGATGCGTCCCGAGTTCGCC